ATGGCGGAAAAACTTAAAAAAATACCTACTGATCTTGTGACATATATTCAAATTGAAACAGAAGCTATCAAAGACGTTAATGATAAGATGATTATTTCATCGTATTGTCTTCATAGATTGGAGCTGGTCAATTGGTTTATCAAATTGTTGGAGGTAGGATCTGAAAAATATATAGTGCCGCATAGCAAACAGCAGCTGGAAACTATTAGAAACCAACTTATAGATTGCCACAAAAGAATTATGGGCACTAAAATTATGAATACAAGCAATCATTCAACTATAGGTATAAAATATCCAAAAGGATATGAGGGATAGTAGTGATTAATTTAAATTTTCATTCATTTTGAGATTTGAGGTTGAGTTCATGGGATTTTTAGATTCGCTATTGAATATGGGGGGGAAGTAGCTTCAAAAGTACAAGACAACATGTCTAAAGTTCAAGAATATAAAGAGGGATATTCAAATCTTTCTGACCAAGAATTGTTAGATGAATTAAATCAACAAAGACGAAAAAAAGATAATTTTATAAAAGATAATGCTCATTTTAGAATCAAAGCACTAGGCTTGCTATTACAGGAACGAGGTTATTATTATGCTGGAGATGGTAAGCTAAAAAAAGATGATTGTAAAAGCCTATAGTAAATGATGAAGGTTATTTTGAAAGAAGTCATTTAAAACCATTAAACGAGGAATGCCATAAACTATGGAGAAACCTCCAGTATAAAATGCCCAGGCTGATTGGCCTGGGCAAAGTTCTATAATAGTATATCAATATGCTTCATTTATATATTCTATATTTGAATAAGAGAATGAGGAGGTCTTTGTATGAAAAAAGGATTAATTCAAATGGTATTATAAAGTTTAAAAATAATGCATCAAACTGGAAGATAATAAATCAGGTCAAGTGGCAGAACGGCCTTTATCTGCTGGAGATTATTTATGAGGAAAATTGCAGTTGCCTTTGTGGGAATTGTCATGATGATGGTAGCTTCCGTAGCTTTTGCCTATCCGGGCCATCTTAATGGAGATGCAAATTACATCTTGTGTGATGGACATATGGGGGGAGCGTATTATGTTGACCGTAGTTCTTTGGTTGTGGAACAATATAAACCGCCGGTTTATATCATTGCTATTAACGTTGTAAGCGTACCTGATGCCGATAGGGGTAAGACGAAAATATCAAATGTAAAAACATATCATTTTATGTATAGATATGATCAACGAAATATGTATGTTCCCATGGAAGATCCAAACTCCGATTTGGATTGGCGATACCTTAATCCGAATGGAACCTATGCAGAAACAGGCGTTGCCATGCCAGCAGGTGAAATAGCTTTTTACTTGGCGTATACTATGCGGTTCTATGGTGAAAAAGGCGATTTTAAAGATTCATTTTATGACAGAATCTAAATATAGGGAACAGAGTGACGGTGGTGTTCCATCGTCACTTTATTTATATGATGGGAGCGGATTTTATTGCAAGTAAAGAAACTGTTTTATCTGACAAAAAGACACTGTTTCCAATGTCCGTATACTCTCGGATTGGTACGATTTGTTGGTAATCCTTGTCCAAGATGCAAATTAAATAATGATCAAATGTATCATATGCTTACCAAGCAACGCCATGAAATCAATAAAATTTCTATTCACGAAAAATAGGAGGGCTAAGAATATGGATAAAGTGTTAGTATTGTTAATATTAGGAAGTTTAATTGCTATAATTATTGGTTTAGTCAAACCGGGTTTAGTAATTAAGTGGGGAGAAAAGAGAACAAGACCGAGAGTACTGGTGTTTTATGGTGGTTTATTTATAATTCTTTTCATAGCCTTGGGGATGACAGGAACTTCTAATAGTGAAAAAGATAGTAGTCATGGAAATAAATCTTCTGCAGCGGCAGTAGATGAAAACTCTAAAAAGGACGTGAACCTGAATGCTGATGAAGCGAAGACTCGTCTTCAAACATGGGTAGATACACATAAATTTCTATCTTCCGTTTCCATTACCGCTAAAGATGGAAAACGTAAGTTTGATGGATTCGAATCAGAATGCTATACGTTTGCCTTAGTCGGATTAAGTCGAACGCAGCTGATTCTTGTGGATCCTGCAAATGGAGGATTATTTATAGATGACGGCAAGATAATGCCATTGGAAGAATGGTACCAAAAGTATATTGCTCCACATAATGACACTAATACGGATAAAGGTAATAAAAATACCGGTAATTATATCAATAAAAAATTTGAATGGGTCGAAAAACCATCTATAAAAAATGGATATATCGTAGGGAAGATAAAAAACATATCGAATAGAGAACAATTTCCTACGATTACGTTTGCTTTATATGATTCTCAAGGGAATCAAATTGGTACTGCTAGTGATAGCCTCATGAGCTTAAAAGATGGAAATACATGGAGCTTCAAGGCGAGTGTGAATAACCCTAGAGTAACTGATTATGAATTTTCCGGAATAGACTAATTCGTTACTATAAAGATAGAAGATTGAAAGCACAATAAAACGATCGAATAACCTTAAGCTTCGCCTATATATTATGAATTTAGAAATATAGTAGAGGGGGCGTTTTATTGTCGAAGAAGATAATCAATATGGTGCTGTTAGCAGGCTCTGTGATAATTGCTGTAGCAAAAGCGATTATTGAACAGGAGAAATCACAAGAGAATAGGGAGAAAACTTCATAATGGTTTAAACATAGGGCTTCCAGCGTGGAAGCCCTATGTTTTCATGTAAGAAAAATCAAGTTCTTGATATGAATCAAATGATAAAGCGATATAAAAGGAGATGTTTTTAATGTCAGCAAACGTAGAAACCATGTTTTACACGAGGGTAGCCCCTTGGCACGGTCTGGGGGTTCGTGTCGAATCTGCTTTAAACTCAAATGAAGCAATTGAACAATCGGGTCTCAAGTGGAATGTCATTCAACGTCCGATTATGACCAGTAACTATACACCTATTCCCGGCTACAAAGCAAACATCCGGGATATTGATGAAAAAGTTCTCGGCGTAGTCACTGACCGCTATAAGGTTGTCCAGAACGCAGAAGCATTTGCCTTTACCGATTCCTTATTAGGTGAAGGGGTACGTTATGAAACGGCAGGTGCTTTGCAAGGAGGTCGTAAGATTTGGCTGCTTGCTAAACTTCCGGACAAGTACATCATTGAAGGGGAACAAATTGAACCGTATCTTGTATTCAGCAGTTCTCATGATGGTAGTGCAGCTATTAAGGTGGCAATGACACCGGTGCGGGTAGTTTGTCAGAATACACTCAACATAGCCCTGTCCTCGGCTAAACGTATGTGGTCAACGGTTCATGTCGGTGATTTAGCTCACAAGATGGATGATGCTCATAATACGCTTTTATTAGCAGAAAAATATATGGGGAAACTCGGGGCAGAATTCTCACGGCTATCTAAAATCAAACTGACCGATGCTAAGGTGATGGAGTACATTGATATGCTGTTGCCAATGAATGATAATCCTACTGATATTCATAAGAAAAATATCATCCGAATTCGGGAAGATATGAAGCTGAGATATTTCGATGCCCCGGATCTCAAGGGGTGCGTTGGCAAGAACGCTTATCGGTTTATCTGCGCAGTCTCAGATTTTGCTACACATAGCCAGCCACTTCGGGAAACGGCCAGCTACAGGGAAAACGTATTTGCTAAAACAGTTGAGGGTAATCCGCTGATTGACAGAGCCTATGAACTTATCCAAGCAGTGGCGTAACTCGATCGATAGACTCAGATTAAGTACAGGGTATGTAGTGAGTAATTTACTGCATACCCTTATTTCATTATGTAAAGTGAGGTTTATTAAATGGCAGTTATTTTAGCGTCAACGGAAAACATGCCCTATGATGAATGGCTTGACTGGCGCAAAAAAGGGATTGGCGGTTCCGATGCTTCTGTGGTTTGCGGAATCAATCGATATAGATCACCGATAGAACTCTGGATGGACAAAACCAATCAGATCCCTTATCAGGAAGCTGGAGAAGCCGCTTATTGGGGAACGCAGCTTGAAGCCTTAGTTAGGGCTGAATTTAGCAAGAGGACAGGAATTGAAGTTAACCCAGCGAATCAGCTTCTGCAAAGTGAAGAACATCCGTTCATGTTGGCAAATTTGGATGGCGAATGTACCCATCCGACGCATGGGAAATGTGTCTTTGAAGCGAAAACAGCTTCCGCTTATAAAGCAGGCGAATGGGACGATGCCATACCAGATGAATACATGTTGCAAGTGCAGCATTATATGGCGGTTACTGGATATAGGGGAACCTATATTGCTGTTTTGATTGGTGGGAATACCTTTCGCTGGAAGTTTATTGAGCGTGATGAAGCGCTTATTTCAATGCTAATTCAACTAGAATCCGCTTTTTGGAAACAGGTTCAAGATCTTGTTCCTCCGGCAATGGATGGTTCAGAAGCAGCAGCAAAATTTCTTAGCGAACGGTTCCCCAATAGCGTAGCTAAATCAAAGATTGAATTACCAAATACCGCGAGTGAACTCATCCGACAATATGAAGTCGCCTGTGACCATATCAATCAATATGCTGAAAAGAAGCAAGAAACCGAAAATATGTTAAAGAACATGTTAGGTGATAATGAAATTGGTACGGCGGATGATCGGGTTGTCACTTGGAAAAGCGTAGCGCAGGAACGCTTGGATGGAAAAACGCTAAAAGTGGAACATCCAACGCTCTATAAAAAATATGCAAATAAAACATCGTATCGTCGATTCTCCATAAAAGCAGCTATGTGAAAGGACGAATTATATGAATACAGCAAAACTAAAAGATCGATTAGGTGGCAAATTACAAGCCATGCAAGAGCCTAAGAAAGAAAGGAAGGTTTTAACTATGTCTAAAACAGTAGTAGCTCCGGTCAATTCTGATTATATTGCGCTGACAAACAATGCACTGGATATTATCAGGGAAAATCTGAAGAATCAACCATTGTCATACCAACTCTTTGATATTGTTAAATCCCCGTCTGGAGGGGCAACGTCATTTACTGTGCCGGGGTTATCTGGAGATGAAATATATAAAGAATTGACAGGAATTGTGCTTGAGTATGCGACACCTCGTGCTTATTGGGATACTCCTGATCCAGTTGAGGGGACGCCTCCGGTATGTTACAGTCCTGACAGTTTGATATCTCATGAAGGAAAACCTTGCAATCGTTGTCCATTCAATGATTTTGGTTCAAAAGATGGCGAGTCCAATGCAAAGGCTTGTAAAGAATCCGTGACGATTTTCCTTCTTAGGCCAGATAACATTATGCCGATCATTATTCGGGTTCCGGTAACGAGTAAGTTGATCTTCCAGCGTTACATGACAAGGTTAATCGGGAAAATGATGCCACTCTGTGGGGTGGTTACGAAGATAACGTTAGAGAAAACAACGAATAAAACAGGGCAGCCTTATTCGCTCTATAACTTTGAGGCGCTCAGTATTCTCAGCCCAGAAGAAACTACGAAAGCCAGAACTTTTGGTCAGCAATTTATGGAGGTAGTTAATACCGCTGAGCTGAATATTCAAGAAGCTAGCTAATTGAATGGGCGTTGTTTATTTATATCAACAAATATGTTCCCTTTTTAACTTAAAAAGTAAAATGTTGCGGCCGGGAGTTATTACTTCCGGTTGCATACTTCTTAAGACAGGAGAAAAAATCATGTTTACCAATAAAAGATATATTACTTGCGGAATTTCAAATGCAATTCCAGAGAAAATCCAATTTGCGCTGTGGAGTATGATTGATAACTTTAGAGCTAGCACTGATATCGAAGTAGACTATTTGCAAATTTTTAGTCTATCCAATCAGAAGGGGAAGCAAAAAATAATACACAGGCAAGAAGAGCCTGTGTATTATAACGAAATCCTTGTTGCGTTTATATGGAATCCTGTAGAAAATGCAAAAATCTTTGTTATTGATGATGGCGAACATTCGACAATGATGTTAGCCGAGGAATATTGAGGAGGTTAATTTTAATTGGATGCACAGAATTTAATACTATGGCATCTATTAACAGTTTAGAAAACAAAATATGTGGTTGCCATGTGTTAGGTTAGGTGAAACTACTATTATCAAAAAAATAGATGGGTTAAGTCCCGTCTATTTTTTATCCTGGGTTGTCAGTGCCAAATAAAGATCTCTGTAAAATTTATTCAGAGGTACGACATAGTTGGCTATTGTTAAAAGTTTTCTGGCTAACCCTACAGGAAGCTTTTTGCCTCGAAATATAATAAATTTCACAACAATATCCTCCCATATAGTCATTTCCATTTATATCTATCATAATATATTATTTTGACAGTAAAAGATACGAGAAGATTGAATTTGGGAGAATCCTTATCTTGTGGATCATAATGGCGTGAAGTTAGCAGTAATTTTTAATCATTTTACAAATAGGGTTGTCTTTAATAATGGTATATGCCAAAAATAAAAAAACAACTCTATTGGGATACTTTTTCAATGTGCCGTTAGACTGTAGCCAAACGGCTTATTTTAATGGAGGAATTTGTATGAAGATAGGATATATTCGTGTAAGCACAGCAGAACAAAATACGATGCGTCAAGAGATTTTATTAAAAGAGCTTGGTGTTGATGAAATCTTTATTGATAAAGCCAGTGGTAAAAATACCGATAGACCGGAACTGAAACGGATGCTCACCTATGTTCGACAGGGTGATACTGTTATTATTGAATCCATTAGCCGCTTCGCCCGTAACACACGCGACCTGCTTGATCTCATCGCCCAGTTGACTACCAAGCAAGTTGAATTTATTTCTAAGAAAGAAGCCATCGATACAACAACACCGACAGGAAGATTTATGCTGACGGTCTTTGGAGCCGTAGCAGAATTGGAGAGAGAATACATCCTGCAACGCCAACAGGAAGGAATCGCAATTGCCAAAAAGCAAGGAAAGTATAAAGGGCGTAAACCTATTTATCACCCGGACTTTGATAGAATTGTGTCTAGGTGGAAATCTGGTGATATAACAGCAATAGAGGCTATGAATAGATTAAAGATGAAGCCGTCTACATTTTATAGAAAAGTAAGGGAAATCAAATAGATAAATTATCTGTAAAGATACTTACATTTTGCAAAAGAGTTTTGAAATTCCCCAGTTTTAGAATAGCAAGAAAACACATAATTGAAATAACCATAAAATTACCCTACAAACAAATGTACAAAATGAAGGACGGCTCAAAACCGTCTTTTGTTTTTTATAATGTTTTACATATCCTTTGTTATCTAATATTTATTCTTTAAATCATATACATATATCTAAAAGAAGATAGATCAATAAAAAGGTACTGGGATTAATAATAAATAGCTATACCTAGAGATGAATACGATAAGGAGAAGGTAGTCTGGTAGAAAAGATGTAAGAAATACTTGTAATATAGATCGGAGGACTTAAAATGATTTATTCGCCGCACACATTCGAGCTTTCGCTTATTATTAACACGAATAATTTTTACAAATGGAAAAATAAAGCCTTTGAAAACGCAGAAGGTAAATATCGTGTATATTATCTAGAAAAAAATATTATTTCTGATGAAGCTTTAAAAGATAAAGGTATAAAAATTGAATATCATGACAATACTTTCAAGAAAAAGATTAAATTTATCGTAAACCCAACTAAGTTACTTGGTGGCAACGATGTTAAAAAACTATGGAAACCGAACAACGACAACATATCAAAACTGCTCCGCAAACTCAAAGAATACATTGATAGCTATTTTGATTCCAAATACAAATTGAACGACTTCAAACTGACCCGTATGGATTTTACCGTAAATATTAACGTTGGCGATAAAAAAAACGTATCTGCCTATATAAAGGTTTTACAGAATATTGGAAAAGTTAAAGGTTTCAAACCGAAGTATGATAAAAAGGATAAAAAGATTGATCATGACCTCAGTTTTGATTTGGACGGGAATTCAAATGGTGTTGAGTTTACGGCTTATGACAAAGAGGGGCAATCAAAACAAAAAGAAGCAAAAGGTATTCTGCGCCTGGAAGTTCGTTTAAAGAAACAGAAAAGTATTAGTAAGTATACTGATGAAACTGTTATAGTAAAACAAATAAAAAAATTAGCACCGAATAGCAGAAATATTTTTTTGGATTTTTTTACGGATATCGTTCCATACGGAAATTACTATAAGAAAAAAGAGGCTGCAAAGTTGGTTGAGGATAATATCTCCAAACAGAAGCATAGGGAGAAGATGCTTCGACTGATAGAGCTTATACCTAAAAAGAAATCGTTATATCTTACCCAAAAAGAAATGAATGATAGAAATATCGATAAAATAATAGAAATGTTTGCAGAAATCAACGTATCGCCCTTGACTATTAGTAAAAGGCAGAAAATAAGTTCCCTTAAAAATTTATATTCTTATTTATTTGAAAAATAATAAAGGTACAGACCCGATGCAATATTCCTGTTTAATTTTTGCTTACAAATGCGGATGCTACTTCTTTCTCGAGGTGCCTTTTGTCAGGGGCAATATCATTGGTGTCATCAGCGATATCTGATTTGAGCGTATATAATTTTGACCATTTTAGAGGAGCTTTCATTTTCTTGTTATATGCAAGAAGCATTGACTCGGAATAACCAAGAGAACCCGCCTTTCGTTCTTTGGCTGTTCGTCCAATATCTTTTGCCGAAAAAGCGCCGACTTTTTCTTTAAAGATGTCGTCTTTTAGGAGGTCGCCAAAAGCAACAATCAACAGAGCAATTCCTTTTAACATGCTTGAAGAAAGTGAATTATAGTCACCTTCCCATGTTCCGATGCAAAGGCGTAGAGTGCGGTCTAACACATGAAATCCAAACTTTTGATAAATGTGTTCTAGACATGCTACTGCACAAATACCACCCGGGATTTTATTGTGTGAAATGGATAAGCCATATGATTCTACTAGAGATTTAATGATAAGCTGGTCATCATTGCCAGCTTCAACATTTGCCATGAATATTTCGTAGGGTAACAAAGGTTTGACATACCTCAATTGATTCGCAAATATATCTGCCTCTTGTGTATATTCAAGGTCATCATAAATCATGCACCAAACCGGAGTTTCACGTGTTCCAGATATGATGGCAATAATTTCTATTGTATGCTGGCCGTTGAAAACATAATTAATGTTATTGCGGCGGCTGACTTTTACAGGGTTGATTTGATATAAATCAAAATTTTCGACCGTTCGCTTAATATGGGCAATGGACAGATTCCTTTGATATTCCTGATTAGATACTAGGTTTTTGATTGGGATTTGTTCAAAATGCACCTTTGTCACAAAATCACTGTATTCATCCAATTAATTTACCTCCTTTAAAGCTGTAAGCATATTGTTAACGGTTTCTCTTAATTGTGTTAGTCCTTTTTCCAAATTGTGGTAAGCATTGTCAGTGATACCATTAAGGTCGGCTGTAGAATGGGCACGGTTAATAGAACTGATCCAGGAAGGAATAGTTAATATAAGGCTTGATATTTCTGCGTCGGGGTCATAGACGGGCATTTCTTTTATAGAGAAGGCTGGTATCTGAAGTGAGTCCGTTTCAGATATATTTTGCTTTTTAAAAAGTATTTGGCGCAATTTCCAGGAGAATTCTTTGCAATCATCAGATATCGATTGACATAATTCTCTTATTTCTGAGGCGGATAGCTGAGAAAATGCAATTGTATTTTCAAGGGATACCTTTATTTCACCGGTTAATATTCGGGGAACAATCTTAGGCACCACTTTCGAAAGTGAGTCCAATGCCTGTGTATACTTTTCATAATTCAAAATAGAGGCTTGAGAAAGGTTATATTCTTTACTAAGCCGTTCTCTTGTTTGACTAGCAGAAGCGTCAAAAGCTAGTTTTGGCAATATGCTTGCTTTAAGTTCTTTTTTTGTGTATTGATTTGTTCCAGAGGCATTATGGGCACCAAGTATTTTTTCAATTTCGCACCTTTTACCAATCAAGTATCTGCGGTTTTCTTCTGTAATATTAGGGCGGCTAAGCTGATTGACACAAATCCAGGCAATTGCTTCTTCTTGGTTCTTAAAATATATGCGCTGAATCATAAATGGAATTTGCAGTTTTGTACATATTTCATAGCGATTATGTCCATCTAGAATTGTGCTGTTCCAAACAAAAAGCGGCTTACAGCAGCCGTTTTTAATAACATTTTTTTCCAAGAGCAGGAATTCTTCTGTCGGTAATTGCGGAATTAGCTTCTTAAAGCTTGTGTCAATTTTCAATTTATAGATACATTGTTCTGCCATGGTTTATAATTTAACTCGGCTCAATAGAACGGATTCGTCCATATGAAACTGAGCCACTCCTTTATTCGAAATTATTTTGCCATAAAGGCGATATGATTGATTGTCCTGCCAATAACTGCACAAATTACGCAGGTTTTTAACAAGAGATCGGCTGTAAAATTCAATACATTTTTGATTAGAGGATGAGGTCTGAATAATTTTGTGGGCCCGTGGATCAGAATTATTACTGCTGAGAACGGCAAGTGTTCGTTCTTTTGGATTTACTAAAAGCAGAACATGATCAGGATCACCGATAGAATGCAGTGTATTTTTATGTATTCTGATACGGCATTTTTTTAGATCCACCAATATAACAGGTCTTGAAAAATTGCTTCCGGGCATCAATCACAACTCCTTTCAATGGATGCGTCGGTAATAATCTCAGCGGTTTTTTCTTTTAAGCCAAATACAGTATAGCCGTCAAATATGTTTACTTGAAGTAGCCGGCGATGTTCTTCGACCGGCAGACCAAACTGATTTTGCCACTCTGCCGGAAAGACTGGAGTGCGTGAAGGTTTTGGTTTTTCACCGTCAGTGAGAAATCTCTGATATATCTCGGTTGCTGCAAGATCAAATATTAAGAGATGCTCACTGCTATTTCGGATCGGTTTTCCAAGAAGCTTATAGCGGTAGTCAGGGTTCCAATCCATCAACTGAATAACCTTGGCAAAAAATAGGCGGCAGGTTATTTGTTTTGGCTTTCGCTTTGTCCCTTTGGTGGTACACCAAAGAAAAGAATCTTTTTCATCCTCACTGCTGGGACGAACAGCAAGTTTCTTGTCCTGCGGATTTACCAGTATTTGAACGTAATCCACATCCGGCATTTGGGTTAGGCATGCTGTATTCAGCCACACCTTGCAATTGCTAAAAGTAATAGAAGGTTCATACACGTGGGCAAAAAATTCACGCCGGACTACCTGATAGCCGTCATAACTGAAATCATCATCTTGTATGTTTTTTTTAGGAGCAGGCGGGCTTTGTTCATTTGGCAAATTCAATGGGGTACTGTTATCAGTATATGGTAGAATGTGGTTACTCTCCATCTTTTTTAGCCTCCCGTTCTATGTTGCAAGTCATGTGCTTAATGGTGCTTTCGATTACTTCCACGCTAGTGATATTTAGTCTTGGAGAATCAGAAAATGGCTGACCTTCCTCATTGGTATTCCATATGCCTTTTTTATCAAATGTAGCTAATTCCCGGGCTTGTGCGTGTCGGTAAAAGTTACTGCCGAAACTGTCTGCCCATCCTGATGGATAGGCCATAATGTCCTTTTTAGGGCCAATGGTAAAGGGCTGGGTGTCATTTGGAAGCGGAGCTTCTTCCGAGGAGGAGTTATCCCAATCAGATTCCAACGTATTTTGCGGTATAAATATTTCCGTTTCCTTTATATTAAATATTACGACCGCCTCATTATCTTTGTGCCGATAGATACC